CACCGTCCATGCTGTTTTGCAATGGTGTACGAACGAAGTGTTTCAAGCCGTTCGGTACATCAGTTGTCAAGAACCATGCGTTAGTAGCTGTCAAGAAGTGGTTAATTGTATAACCTTCTGGAATAGCGCCATTGTTCTTAATAGCATTTACATCGTTGTTGTTTGTACCAACACGCAATTCAGTTTCAAGCAAACGTGTTGCTACGAATTGAAGAGCTGGTGGAACAACCAATTTTTTAGGACGTGCTGCGATCAAGAGACCACGTTCATCAGTCCAACCTGCGATTTGAATAACAGCATTTTCCAATGATGTTTCGTTCAAGTCAGCCGGTGTTGATGGTGTGTTAGCGTTAGTACCACCGTTAACCAATGGGTGAGCTGTAGAAAACAAAGGTTGACCGTCACCGTAAGTGAAAGCACCATTGAAGCCGTTGTTAAGAACAGCTGCTGCTTTAACTTGTTTAGTGTAAGCCATAGCACGGGCCAAACCTTTAGTGTAACGTGCAGACAATGAGTCATACAAGTTATCTTCAATTGCTTCTTCAGTTAAGCTGAAACCAAGAGCAATTGTTTCGTGGTTGTATCGTGCTGTCCAAGCTTCTTGAGCATTGTCATAAGCGATGGCTGAGCCTTCGTTTTTAACAGGTGCTGCTGAGAAGCCTGAAAGCTTTGTTTCTTCTTCGAAGCTACGTTCTGATGTTTCAGTTTCGTAGATTTCACGGTGTTCTTCACCGTATCGGGCATATTCCAAACCAAACAAAGCGTTAAGGCCTGGTAATAGCTCTTTCAATAGTTGTGCACGTGAGATAGCCATATTAAATTACTCCTTAAGCTGCGTAGTAGTTATGGATACCGAAGTTAATTTTTACAAGAACTTCTGGGTATGATGTGAATACAACGGTTGATCCAGTAGGAATACTTACGTTCTTATCAGTAGTGATAGAAGTAGTACCTGTTGAATAACCACCTGAGTTAGCTACGAAAGCACCAGTTTGAACTAATTGACCGTTCAACAAGTATGCAACGTCAGCACCTTGAGGAATAGCAGCAGGAAGACCTGTGCCTGTCAATGTAATAGTTGTACCTGGAGTACTTGCGTTACCGCCAGTTGCAGAAACAGCAGTTGCTGTATCAGGAACTAGAGCCAATACACGGAATGGAAGACCTGTTGATGGTGTTGCTGTAGGAGCAACTAAACCGTTCAATGAATCACCGTTCAATGTGTTACCAGCTTGGTATGAACCAGCTAAGTTAAGACCAACGATAGCTTGTGAAGCTGAAGCTAAAACTGAACCACCGTTAGTTGTTACCATTGCAGCTTTGAATACTGTATCTGGATCTTCAACAATGAATGCTTGAATATCGCCAGCAGCTGTATTAGCTGGGTAGTATTGGCTGAATGTTTTTTGTTTTGTTACTGGATTAGTGAATGAGCAACCAGCAAATACACCAATGGTTTGTTTACCAGATGTAGATGAAGTTACTTGTGCTAATGTTACTAAGCCGTTCGTTACAGTTACAAAGTCACCAAAGAAGATATTGGTATTGTAGTTGTTTTGGATGGTGTATTGACGTGTACCACCAGCAAACACTTGACTACCAATAAGGTTCAGTGCTTTAAAACCATAAGGTGCGGAAATGACTGGATAAGCCATATTGTACTCCTAAGTTAAAAAAGTTTATTTGTTGCCAAATGTGACCGTTGATTTCTTCTCAGAGAAAAGAGGCATACGGGCATCGTTCTGACGCATGAAGCTATTATCAACTGCTTCGGCCTGTTGAGCTGTTTGGTTAGCTTCGTATTCCATACGTTGCTGTACCAACTCTTCAGGAGCCTTACATAACAATAAGCCACCAATCTCAATGCTGCCTTCAAAGCGGCTGCCTGGATCAGTTAATAGTTTAAATTTCGGTTGCTCTTCCACTGTCACCGGTTCCCAGCCTTCTCTCAATTTAGATGAGACATTGCGTGGGTCCGCATTATTCAGCATTGAAGTTCTAATCCAACGATAAGCATAGCCGGTTTGTTTATCTGGCTCTGGCAACAACTCTGGTGGACGCCAAGCTTTTGGACGCTCATCTTGTTGACGGTTGCTTACTTCACGGGGAATTCTTGTATCAGCCATTTTGTGACTCCTGTACTTTCGTTAATTCCATAGCGTATTGCTCTGGGGTTAATTTGAATTTCTTAGCCAAAGCTAATTGCGTCTGCGTCAGTTTGATCTTTTTGGAGGATGTGGACCGTGTAGCAGGCGCTACTACCGTGTTGGATCTTTTTGGTGCAGAGTCTTTGGTCTCTACTGGTTGTTCGCCAGCAAATTTGTCTGGGAATCTTTTTCGCATTTCGGTATCAATAACATTCCAGTAATGATCAGAGCCTGGTGGGACTCCTTCTTTTTCTAGACGTCTATGAACACCCATTGCAAGAAAACTCATGTCCTCATCCGTGCCGTACCAGCTATTTTTATCTAGCCATGCTTGGGTTTTTGAGTCCAAGCGCTGAGCTTGCGTTTGAGGTTTTTGTATTTGTACACTATTTTCCCACTCTTGTAAAGTACTTTCATCAAATTGTGGTCTATATTGTTCAATTTGTTGCGCTTTCATCTGAGCACGTGTCAAATTCTCCTGTGCTTCAACTAAGCGATCAGAATCTCCAGAGTCATAAGCCTCTTTATATTCACGTTTAGCCATGTCAACTTCACGTGCAATACCATCTTTTGCAGTACTAACGTATGCTTTTTCGCCTTCAGTAAGCCGGCCTTGCAGTTCTTTAGTACGTTCTAATAGGGATTGCGCTACACGAACAGCTTCTTCTTGCTCACGGAAAGCTTGTTCTTTTGCTCTGCGTTCGTCATTAATTAGCTTTTTCATTTGCAATAGACGTTGTTTAGCTTCTTTAGAGTAAGACTCCAAGTCATCTTCATCAATGTCTTTTACAATTTCTTCAGGTAAAGGTTGAGCATGCTTACGATCTTCTTCCGGAGTATCGTCCTCAATTTCAATCTCAATATTATTTTCTACTAATTCGTCTTCGTTATCCATTTCATCTGGAAATTTGTAATTGTCAGCCATGATTTTCTCCTATGCTCTGCTAATGCCACGTGGATCTTGCACAATTGCTTCCACTGAATCATCATTAATTACACGGAATTCACGACCATGAATCTTTACACGTGTGCCGGTATTTGGTCTAGCCAAAATAAAGTCACCGACTTTGCACCAAGGGCCGTTAGGGAATCGTGCCTTGTCTTGATAACAATCAGGACCAAGCGCTACTACAAAAAATACTGTAGATAGTAACTCTTCAGTCTTAACTGCCATATCCGGCTTGATAATCCCAGACTCATATTCCTTTTCTACTTCTGGTAGTGCACAAAGGATACGATAACCTGTTGGTTCTGGTAGTTGTTTTGCTTTATCCTCATCGGCTTGAAGAGTTGGATCAGCAATCTGTCCTATTGGTTTTACTTCAAATACTTCACCAGGGTTTGATCCTGGCAGTATGATTTCACTCATCAGAGTTCTCCATATGTTTTAAAAGGTCTTGGGCATATCTTCGTGTGGAAAGAAGACCTGAGATCTTCCCACATATATTTTGGTATTCAGCATAGTCTTTGGCCATGCCTCTACCTAAATGATCCTGTAAGTTTGATACAGTTTCATCTATTTCTTTTAGAATCGCTTCTAAACCATTCATTTAGTTTCCTTTTTTGAGGGTTGGTTGTTCTGCATAGTCATTTGATCCATGTGTTTGGCTGCATCAATTGCCATGCGTGTCTTCTCTATTTGACGCTGTTGATTCATTTGCGCCTTTGCTTGGCCGGTAGTGTTGCCAATTTTCAAGCCTTCAATGCGTTCTTTGGACGCAATGTTGTTTTTGTCTGCTTGAACCTTAGCGCCAATCTGCATGCCAGCAATTTCTTTCTGCGCTGCAATACGTTGCTTCTCAACTTCAATTTGGTCAGCTTTAGCTGCAGCTTCAATCTGCATTTTCTTCATCTTAATATCAATTTCTTGCGCTTTAAGTTGAAGTTCTTTCATCTGCATCTGAACGATAGGATCATTTTGTGCTTGTTGAGCAGCTTGTGCAGCTTGTGCTGTTTGATTTTGGTTGAGTAGCTGTTGTGCAGCTGGCACTGCTGTACGTGTAATTTGAGCTTCCATCTCTGGACTCATCTTACTGTCATCTTCCATCTCTGGAATACTCATGCCCATCGCTTGTTCCATCTGACGCTTGTACTCTAAGCCTACGTGCTCTGTAATATGAGCCTGCATTGCAGCCATAATAGCCGGAGCTTGTGGGTTTTGACCGATCATTTGCTTGATTTTTGGATCATTCATGGCGGCCATATGGATTTGGATGTGGCCTTGATGGTCTTGGAATGGGAAAGCTTTAAGCGGTTGCATTTTTAATGCATTAACGTTCTCAGATACTGGGTCTAATGGCTTTTGCTCATCAGGCATCTTAACTAATTTGTCTGCATTCTTAATGCCAATTGCATCTAACATCTGACGATGTAGATATGGAAGGTTATAAAGCTGTGGAGCTGTCTGTGCAAGCTGTAAAACTGCTTGATATTGAACGACTTTTTGTGCCATTGTTGCTGCATTTGGGTCAGAAACAGGCACAATATTAATCATTTTGTAGTCAGATTTACGTGCTTTACGACTACCTGTAGCAGGGTCATATGAGTACTCATCTGGCGCATAATCAGCAATAATCTCCTTCAAAAGCTTCAATTCTTGCTTCATGGAGTAGTGAATACGTGCTTGAATCGCACTCATTGTCTTCAATTGACGCTCTAAAATAGCCAATGTGCTACCAACTGGAGAGTTAGCAGACATGTCAGACACTTGCAAATCACCGGCTGAAGCGAATCTACGTGCTTCATCAATGATTTTATCCATCAATCCAGCCAATACTTGGCTTGGTTCCTTGTATGGAAGGGGCATGATGTTGTCTTTCATGGCCCCAGAAGGTACATCTACATCCCTAAACTCACCTGGAGCGATAGGAGTATCGTCACCTTTGACTCTAAGTCCTCTAGTTTTAAACCCACCAGGTAGGTTGGAGAGTGAACCAGCATCAACCAGTTGTCGTAAGATAGAAGTTCCAGATTTAGCATAGGCACCTAAGATATGAATTAAACCAAAATCATAGAAACCAAAGCCGGGAATGTATCCGTACTTAACAAAGTGATCACGCTTTTGATGCGTTTTATCGCCTGGTCTCCAGTTCCTACGGATTGCAAGAACCATGCCAGTATTTTTCTCAATTGTTACTACATATGGTAAAGCCAAGCCTGTAGGCTCACCATCTTCACCTGTATGCTCATAGCCATCAAGGTCAAGATCAACATGCATCTCTAATAGTTTATAGCGGTCATCAGACGTAGCACGGAAGCCAAGCTTCTCCGCAATCTTCTTCTCTACTTCATCTAGCGTTGTATCTGGACTACCTAGATCTACGTCACGATAGAAGCCGGCTATTTGTAAACGTAATACTTCATTCTCCGTCTTACGCATCACATGCGTTACACGTGGTGCAGTCTCAATACGTGATGCACCATAAGGAACAACCACATCTTCTGCTGGGATATAAATAGATGTTTGGCGGTCTAATGCTGGGTCAACGTAAACCTTCTTAAAACCGTTACCTGATAATCCAGTACCCCAAAGCATGCGTTCATGTTCTGAACGGAACTCAACCATGCGGTCAGTAAGCTCATAGTTCATGTCACTAACGACACGATCCATTGCTTCTTTAGCTTCTTGTGTTTCTTTACCAATGATCTCACCTTTACATGGACCTGCAGCCGGAAAGGTATCCATAATAGTTTCAGATTGGAACTTAACTACAGCTTCAGCAAGAATAGGATGGTACACACCACAAGCACCTTCCCAAGGTTCGCTACGCTCTTCAATTTTTAAGCCAAGTAATTCAAGACCATCCACGTAAGTTTGAATCCAATCTCTACGTGAATCTACATCAGACTCATAGTCTCCAACTAAATCACCAGCAAGCTGGGTAAGAATAGACTCTGGAATGTATTCAGCAAGGTTGGCATCAAATGGCTCACCGTCAGCAACGGCTGGCTCATCTAACTCTACTTCATTTGGATCTATGATTTCAATTTCTATATCCGGCTGTTCAATGGCTCCAAGTCCTTGTGGGGCTGAATACAGTGCTTTATCTATTGACATTTTTAATTCCTAAATTGTGGTGTTGACTAATTTGCAATAATACAGTATATGCATGAGATTTAATAGTAGGCACGTTTACGTTTAAATTCAACAGGATCATCTGAATAATCAGTCGCTAATGGAATAAATCCACCTTTGCGGAAACGCAACAAAGCCTGTGTGGAACTATCCACCAAGTCATCATGGTCTGAGTTTGGAAACGCAGCAATCTCTTCTACTACTTCTTCCGCCCATCTTTTGCGTGGTGCCCACACCTTGCCGGACGCAAAAAGATCGGTTACTGCATTTAGCCGGCTGATCTTATCGTTACCACGTGTTGGCGTAAACTCCTGCACCGGTATTCCCATGCGTCTTAATTCAAAGACTAAAGGCGCACCAGAAGCTTTCGCCTCTACAATAAACGAATCTGGCTGCCATTCTTGATACATTTCCATTGCTCTTTGTTTTAACTCAGGAAACTCCAGTCGCTCTTTCAGCGCATCCAATAGGATGATATTCGGATCATTAGGATCTTCATTTAAATAGAAGACGCCCCATGTTGTGCATGCTGAAAAGTCAGAACGCTCATTCTTAGTAAAAGCCGTATCCCAAGACTGGATAATGAACTCACAAGGAGGTGCACGATCACCTTCCCAAACCTTCCACCATTCACGCTTAACCAGCGCACCCTCTTCAGAAGTTGGATCTTGCTGATACTGTGCTTGCCACTTACTCAATGGTAACTCTGTACGTAGCTTATCTAACTCTTGATAAGACCAGAACTCAGGCCATAAAGGTTTTTCGCTAGGTAGAATAGCCGGAAGTTCAATAATCTCCCACTCATCACCGTCACGATCTACCATCGCCTGCAAGATCTTGCCAGTCAGGTCACGCTTAGACCAGCGTGTCATTACCACTACAATAGAACCGCCCGGCTGTAAACGTTGACGTGGACCAGAGGTATACCATTCGTATACATTATCAAACACTTCTGGGTTAGTAGAAGCTAGTTTTGCTTCCTGTTCTGAGTGAGGATCGTCAATAATGAGGAGATCCGCACCTTTACCAGTAACAGTACCACCAACACCAATAGCGAAATACTCACCATTAGCATTAGTGGACCAGCGACCAGCAGCCTTACTATCAGACCTAAGGCTGACATTGGGAAATATTTTTGCATAGACTTCACTATCCACTAAGTTACGAACCTTACGACCAAAGCCCACAGCCAGCTCTGCCGTATTAGAACATTGAATAATCTTTTTGTTTGGGAACTTACCTAAAAACCAAGCCGGCAATAAATATGAAGCGAACTCAGATTTAGTATGACGTGGCGGCATATTGATAATCAACCGTTTAGTTTTTCCTGCAGCAATCTCCTCAAACTTCTCAGCCATTAACTTATGATGGCGCCCATCAATAAATACAGGCCACATCGTATGAACAAAAGCTAGAAAGTCTTTTTGACCAAGTTCACGATTAGCTGCATCATCATACTCTTTCACACTCTCCCAAACAGCTGCCTGTTCATCAGGAGGTAACAAATCAATAATATCTTTAATGTTCATTCAAGATCCCTGACCCTTAAATAGG